TTATGTAATTTACGGCGTCCATTCTTAGCTGCTTGCTTAACAGCAGACTGGCGATTAAAGATACCACGCTCACCTGACTTACTATCGTACAGGGACAGCCACTCGCGCATGAATGTACCCATCTCTGGCTTTGTTTTATATGCAACAGAGTTATTAGCCAGCGCACGTTGGCCTTCATTCTCCCACCACTGGCCTGACTTAGCGTGTGCCATCTGGTCATCATTTAGATTAGACAATGAAATCAATGCGCTACGGCGTACACCACCAACCACAACAACTTCACCAATTTTACACATGATGTCGTGACACTCAATAGGATACAGTCTGCGACCTGCTGCACCCTTGAACTTCTGCACACAGAACTCAAACAGTTCAACCAGCGGCTGTGGACCTGATGCACGACCACCAAATGTCTTTAGTCTTGCACCTGCAGGGCGTACTTCTGATACATCCCATTTAGGAATCTGTCCACTGTACAACATGGCAATCAATTCCTTCAGTGATTTAGCCCATCCGGGGCGGCTATCACCTACCTTGATTACTGTGTCTGTTTCGTGAAACTCTTCGTTGACAACAGGAAGCTTTTCAATGCAATGACGCTCAACACTAAAGCCAACACCTGTTCCACACATAAGGATATACATTGTTTCATCAAAAGCACGTGGGCTATCGACAGGTACATAAGAACAGTTGTACCCACCAACGTGGCATCTGTCCAGTGCAGGACCGCTGGTCATCAATGCCCTCATACTAGGCATGATAGCTTGATTAAGTACAGCTTCTTCTAACTCTGCACGTAGTGTGTTAGGCAAAGTATAATTATGTTTATCTTTTAGATGCCCTGACATGTAATCAAAGTAACGGGTGACGGTTTCTCCCCATGTTTCTCTGCGCTGTTCATCTTCTTTCCAACGAGCGTAGCGTGATAGTGCTATAAAGTTCTGGTAGTCTGTAGGTAGTGTGTTACTAATCATATTATTACTCCGTTAATGTTTTCATGTTTCTGATTTCAGCACCGTCTATATCATAGAAATATTCACGTATGCCATCTTCTAATTCTTCCCCAACCTGTCCATCTGCAGGAATGGGGTACTCGTCTTCGTCCACCTCAATGGTAATAAACATCTTAACTTTCACCATCTGCCATTACCTCTTCAATTAATCTATCTAAGTACCACTTAGCCTTTTCCAAATCCTCTACTGGCTTATTCTTGTAGTCGAAACGCCAGAGGTATTTCATAATGTTGCCCTGTAGATAGTATTTGAAGCCGCTGTCTGTAGCAGCACTGATAGCGTCAATACATTCAATACCTGTCTGATTATAGTGTGGGGGGCTGTTGACCATATCAACAATATTGTCAATTTGTTTCTTTGCTTGTGCCATACGTAACTCCTCTTGTATCATCATTGCTTTCATGTAGTCTTCGTGTCTACTCATGCAGACCCTCTTGTTTTAGAGGTAAAGTTTAGATGTACTACATTACCATCGTAGGTTTTTTCTACACCTGCTTCCTCTTCTAGTTCTACATCAATATGCATTTCTTTGTCAATAACTTTCATTACATATTCGTGAACAATATTGCGTAGTTCCTCTACTTCCTCCATAACAGGTACAGCGGCACACATCATCTTAATAAAGTGCAGCACTTGGTGAAAGTCATCATTGTTCATAGGGTTATCATCACCATACATAATAGATATATCGACTTCCCCACTCCAAATTCCGTCTTCGTCAGCGTAAGGTCTTACTCGTATCATAAAATCTTCATCACGCATTTCCCTAGCCATCTTGTCTGTAATGTTATCCATATCTATCTCCTTTTCACTTTTGTGCCACCAAACTTGATAAACTTTGGGTGCTTGTTTTTGCCTTTTTCTTTCAGCCACTCTTCTGGAATAATTCTATCGTAGTACCGAAACCCGTATTTAATACACCATTCACCGTATGTAGACTTGGCACCCTTACGAAGTTTGCGTCTGCTACTTTCAAACACAAAACGAATATCCAACTTGGGATGCTGCTTTTTAATAGCCAGATGCTTACGTCTATCTGCTGCGGTAAACTGTCCTTTGGTTTCTATAATGATGCCATTGGACAGCACAAAATCAGGGGTGTATGTCCTGTACGCCAAGTCTTCCCATTCTATCTTTACTGCCTCATACAAGAAATCAATCTTGAGTTCTTTGAGATAATCAGATACCTTGAGTTCAAGACCGCTACGATACCCGTACTTTCGTGCTGCCCTAAATTGTTTTGCGTTAGCCAACTACATCTCCAATGTAGCTTACCGTTGGCGGGTTCTTTGCCTTTGACTTTACAGCAGGTAACTCAGTAAGATTATCCCAGCAATCAAAGCGATAGCTGCAAAATTTACATCCGTCATTAAGGACTTTATTACCTGTGGGCTTGCCACGAAAAGTTTCAGGCACTGGTTCAAAACATCTTTCAAACTTGTTCTCCTTTACTTTATCTACAGTTTCTTTTATTCGTGCAACTTGTTTATCTACATCAAGTCCAGATGCCGCCAAGTATTTAAACTTGCCGTTTGCTTTGTTGATTACCCACCAACCACCAGCTTTTTTGCCAAGTGCTTTGGCGTATCCTGCAAGTTGGCTGACATAGCCGAATCCATCACCGCCGGATAAGGACTCGTATGAATCGAACTTGTGTCGGTATGACCAGTCTGAAGCTGACTTAATATCATCAACTGCACCATCAATGACAAGATCATAACTACCAGAGATGTTATCATTGCCAATGTTAAGAGAAACTTTGTTTGTGTCTTCATACTTTACTCCTGCTTCTGTTAGTAAACCTTTGAACACAGCTTCAACGATATCGCCTATCATCATGTTCATTACGAAGGTAGTAGGCAATGGCAATGCTACCTCTGGCTTATTCTTATCGTACCAGAGTTGGCAAGTAGGGCGACCTACATTAGACATACGTAATGTAAAATCGCCTCTACCTTTACCACTGCCAAACTGACGTTGCATAGCATCTACAACATCATTAGCAACCTGTTTGATTGTGTCATCTGACATAACAGATTTGCCATTCACTGCATCCTGTAGGTACTGATGCACTGCCAGTTCAGCCGGATGATTCATTATGCTACATCCTCTTCGTCAATCTCAATGTCAACTAAATCGTCCAACACTTCTGCATCACCATCTTCCATCTTTGCATTTGCATTCTCAGCCCATGCGTTTGAGATGTATGAGTTGTAGTTATCAACCCATGACAAAAAGTCGGTGAACATGTTGTTGTCATCAGGCGTGACATCAATGACATCGTGAATGTTTAGTGATACAACAGGAACGAAAAAGCTGTTACCATTTGGCATCTTACGTTCTGCAGTGTTTGCAACAAAGTTATGCATCACAGGAAGTCGGCTCATCTTTGCAAGGCTTACGAAGATATCCCCTACAACTTTAAACGCATCACGGTTATCAATCTCCCATATGAATGGTGTTGCACCAAGTTCAACTGACTCACCTTTTTCATTCATCGGATTAGTCATCTCAACAGTACCAAGAACAACACGCACACGCTTAATCTGCTTAATTAAGTCTTGTGTCTTCTCTGGCAATGCCTTGAAGTCCTGAATGTAGCCAGCAGGTTTACCACAGTTAAAGCCACCATCATTGTCCTTGAGATCAACATTCAAGTCATCATGCATGATAGTCTTAATGTAGCGGTTAGGTGAGTTTGCACCACCCATAACAAAACGCTTATACATGTAACGCTGTACGTATGGACGTACCTTTATGGACGTAGCGTAGTATGTTGGACCATCTGGAATCTCCAGCTTGTATGTGCCACCTTCAATTACTTCTACATTGACATTCTTTCCATTAACTTCTGCAGTACCCATGACTGGCGAATGGTTAATCCGTAAACGAGCAAGAGAACTGCTTTTACTCTTACCTTTACCTTCGTTTGCAATACCCATTGCTTTCGCCATTAAAGCATAATTATTTGGGTCAATAGTTGTGATTTCTGTTGTCATATATTATCTCCTTTCTGAGTGAATGAGGCATAGTTATATCATGCCACGTCTTTTGTGTCAAGCCAATTCGGACCTATTTTTGCTTCTAAAAGCAACGGCACATTAAAGTTTATACCCCAACGTGTCGCTATTAGTTGTGGTAGTACATTATTAGTTTCGTCTATCACATTGATTACCTGTTGTTCTTCATCAGGATGAACGTCAATGACTATGCTATCGTGTACTGTGTTTACAATACAAGATTTTTTATCCTTTAGCAGTGTGTCGATGTGTAGCAATGCTATTGGTACAATGTCTGCTGTGGCAAATGACTGCACAGGATAGTTTTTAATCTGTGTAAAGTGACTTACACGCCCGGTAGACTTGCGTATTACGTCAGGAAACGAGAACTCTCGCCCACTAGGTGTAGTTATCTTCTGCGTTTCTAAAGCTTCTTTAGCCAGTCGGGAATGCCAATCGGCAAC